TTCTTTGCCTTGTTGATTACAAGATAATGGCATAATGGTATAATGTCAATAAGAGAATTGTAAAGAATTGTAAAGCTTGGAATGAGATGGGGATAAGGGGCTATGGACAGCACAGCGCTTTCGGGGAGAAAACAGATACAGGCGTACATGGGGCGGTCCTGGGAGACTCTTCTTAAGTGGCGGCAGGATCTAGCATTTCCCATGGCGATGATCGGGGACCGGTGGGAGAGTGATACGCGGCTTATTGAGCTGTGGCGGCGTGGACAGATTAAAAAGGCTGTGGAGGAATGAGAGCGAGGGGGCGAAGGCCCCCTACGCGTGGGGTGGGTTAGTTATAATATTGATTTCCGCATGGCGGGTTTGACAATCCAGCAGTATGTAGTACCCTATATCCGCTATGGGACAGCCATTACAACCAATAACAGATCAGATTATCATCGACGGCCTGGCAGCCGGACATACCCAAGGATTTATTGCACAGCAGGCAGGAGTATCCCGCCGAGTGGTCAACGAAAGAGCGAAACGGTTGCGCCCATTGGCTGAAGCCGCCGCCCTCGACTATTTCGAGCGCATGATCCCAAAATCCACTGAAATCAATATAGCCTGCGTTGATTCCGCGAAAACAATCTATGCCACTGTGCCACCAATCGAACAATCAGCCCATGCTCCACTCCTCAACCAAGCCCACAAAATAGCCGATAGAGTCCTGCAATCGGTGGGCATCGCTCCCTCGCTCGCGCCGAGTGTGGTTGTGCAGCAGTTCATTCAGGTCAATGCCACCGCAATCCTATCGCCCCAACTCGCCGGCCTGTTCAATCCCGAGAGCTTGGCAGCCATTCAGGACCAGGCCGAGGAAGCCGAGTGGACGGATCTGGAGGGTGACGCGGATTAGCCACCAGTATACTTGTGCCTAAATTCACGGAATTAAGAACCTGATAATATAACTTATGTAAACTAACGACCCGCCACCAGAGCCAATCTACAGGCGTATACCCAATTTGCTACCCCATGGCCTACCCTGCCAAGTGAGCGTATGAGCGCCCATGGATGCCCATGGGTCCATGCTCTAGCGCGAGCGTTAGCCCTTAGATGGTGTGGTCTGCGCCGAGAGGGTGGGAGGGGGAGCGGACCCCGGTGTCCCGGCTCTACAGCGTTTTCGCAGAACTCACCCACACACACCCACGCATTTGCGGGTTTAATTCAGCTTTCCCTTCTTAATACTTCTTTCTTATTAAGTGGGGGCGTTTTTGTCACCACAACTTTGTCACTTCAGGAACGGTTCTGAGGTGACAGAGGTGTCACTTCACTCAGTGGGTGGCAAGATGGTGTAAGCGGTCGGTCCTTTTGGCCCTTGCCTGTTTGTATCAATGAGACCTCTTTCTTTAAGCTGCTTTCTCGACCGTTTAATTGTTCGTGGTTCCAGCCCCGTTTCATTAATTAGTTGCCAATCCCGTTGTGTGAAGGTGCCTGGTTTACCGTTGCAGTACCAGTTTTGAAGGCGGGTGAGATGGAAGTACAAGATTTGGGAAGAGTAAGTAAGGCTTCGGAAGTTATTCGAATCTATGATGTTGTGATGGGTCTTGAAGTACGCTTTTTTTGAAGGTCTTTTCTTTTCCATGGTGCCTCCTGAACAGGCTATGAAGTTATGCCTGGCGGGGGACCGTTCAGGAGTCCCCCCTTTCGTCCGTCGAACCAGGCTAAAGTTTTGTACGACTCCCCGTTATTATCTCAAGAAACGGTAAAAAGCGCAATAGTGGTGAATTTTACAAGTCAATGGATTAGGGGTAAAATAGACACTCAAGAGGGGCAACGCATAGATGGATTTTCAAAAGCGGGGGAGGAATAGGGACGATGAATGCTAAAGAAAAGGGAATGAAGCGGAAAAACATCTGGCTTACGAGTTACCAAGTAGAAATTTTAGAGGAAGAAAAGGAACGAACGGGGGAGTCGATTTCTTTTCTAGTAAGACATGCGGTGAATGGATTCGTTGAAAGCCGAAAGAATGCTAATCGTTTACTGGAGTTTCGCGCTCGTTGACATCACTTCATTAGTCTGTTGCAATACTCACGAACGCTCAACTCATCCTCCTTTCTGGTGGCCCCTGATGCCGCACCCCGCCAGGGGCCTTGAACTGCCAGCTTGGGATTACGCCCCGAGTTGGCGAAGCTGGCTAATAGGGTATTTGATTTGACTGGATTGAGTGGCGGAAGGGGTAGACGCTGGTACTGAAAGAAGGTGGACGGGTGAGGGCTCGCCCGAATGTGAGTGTCAATGGTCTGTATTGCCGGAGAGTAATAAGCGGAAGGCGAAAGTCTGGTGGCATGACCGAAAGGGCCAGGGGTTGAATAAACCCGAATTACCATAAATAGCCTAGCGGGGAAGACCGCAAGCTAACTCGTAAAAGCGAGAATGGCGGACAAAAGAAGCCCTAAACTCTCATAAACGGTAAGGTGCAGAGGCTCAGAAGGCCACATCATGCAGGGTTCGATTCCCTGCCTCAATCCAGTTACTTGCTTTTCACGATGGCGCTTGGGGGGGCCGCCATTGCCTGACTTAAAACTTCTGAAGTTTCCCAAGCGCAAACTCCACAAGGTTGACCGGCCTTCAGAACTGAAAGCATTGCATTCTGATCTGCACAAAGCTATCGACAAGCACCGTGGAGATACGAGCTATGCTGCCGTGATTGGAGTTCTCGTGTCTGTCCAACAAGAGATTTTAGAAGAGTCCTATGAATGATGTCTGACACCAAAGTTCTTGGATTCGAACTCAAAGGCTACAGCACGAATCCCCAGCAGCCCGTTGTTGTGGGGGAGATAGCGCACCACTTTCTAAGCATTTGTCTCCCCACGGCTCCCGCAATCAATCTGTATATCCAGAACCACGCGCCCACTTCCCCACTGACCGGGGAGATGATCGTTTCCGCATCGGATAAGTTTGAACTTGGAAGCAATGGCATAGCGGTCATGGTTGCGATTTGCCAGGATGAGGGCATGTTAGGCTGTCTAGGCCGTGCTGCGAAAACTAAAAACGCTGGAAATGTTGGGAATGACGATCAGGGGCATACAAGAGAATTTGCGACCTGGCAGGCGGGCCTCGATGCGCTTGCCGAGTGCCTTTTTAAACGGAAGACATCAAACTAATGCGCGGTCAGCGAATGATACAAGCAAATATTATTGCCAACCGTAGAGTTGCCATGCGCCGACAATGGTGGGGACCTCACGATGATAATTTTTGGCAGAGAGAATTCAGGTTCTACCGTAAAACAAATGTACGCTGTTCTTGCTATACGTGCGGGAATCCACGCCGTCACTTTAGAGAGCTAACCATTCAAGAACGCAGGGCAATGTATAACCAACCATAAAGAGAGCGACCGCGACCGGCTCTGTCACGGCATCCGAAACCCTATCCAGTGCATCAGGCACATTCACAAGCTCATACTGGAATCTATCAACAATCGAGGCAACATATCGAAGATTCAGTTGTTTGACCTCGAAAGCCAGATAGAGCGATTGGAGAAGGCATTGGAAGACCAGAGCGAGGCTCCTTTGGAGCAGCAGGAGCAGGGTGAATGCCTGAAGGAGTCGTAGCGGGTCTTATCAGCGGGGGCATAACCCTTGTGGGCAGTCTCGGGGCAATGCTCATCTGGTTCGGGTATCACAAACGGCGGCACGAAGACGGCGAAAAAACAGTGAGCAATATAGAGGATCGGCTCCTGGAACTCGAAACGGCGCACAACGCAAGAACTGCTAACTGCCCGATAAAAGTCGTTGAGATAAGACAAGTCATGGTCCTTGAGTGCATAAGCGATTTCAGGGACGAACTTAAAAGCCTCGGGACAAAAGTTGATAGGATGCTCGGCTTTCTCGAAGCTAGAGACCATTCAAATCTAAATATCAATAAGTAAGGCAAGGAGAGAAGGTAATGCGGTTTAAACTCGGTAAGCATAAATTCGACCCGAAGAAAATCAAGAATGCCCTCCGGTTTTCGAACTGGATGACCGATCAGACGATCACCCCTCCGGGAATATTTGATTCGCTTTCAAATGTCTACTCCAGCCTGGGAATTTCAGATCCAAAGGTTCTTTTCCCGATGGATGGAAACGATCAGTATGGTTGCTGCGTAATGGCAATGTACGGGCATGGGAAAACGGTCTACAGCGGTTTAATCGGCCAAAAGGTAATCCCAGCCGCCGCAGATGTAATCAATGCCTATTTCAAACTTTCAGGCGGTCAGGACAACGGTCTGAACATGTACGACACGCTTCAATATGCGGCGAAAAACGGTTTACTCGGCGAGAAGCCGCCCGCTTTTGTCTACATTGACCCGTCCAACGAACTGCATGTGAGGCTTGGCATTTACCTTTTTGGCGGACTCATGACTGGAATTCAAGTCGATGACCAGATGGAATCGCAGTTTGATGCAAGAAAACCGTGGGATGGTTCAGGAACCCAAATTATCGGCGGTCACGGTATCTTTACCGGGGCCTATGGACCCTACAAGGTTTTGACCTGGGGAGACGTTCAGGAAGTAACCGATCCATGCTGGGCAAATAGAGTTGACGAATGCTACGGCGTCCTGCCGCAAGAGGCAGTTGCCAACCCCGCGAAGTTTGCAAGCGCGACGGGGTTGAGTGTACAGCAGATGATGGCGGACCTTCAGGCAATAGCCGATCAGGAGTAATCATGGCAATCGACAACTGGCCTGATAAAGCGTGTGACTGTGCGAATTGGAAAGCTGGGACCAACCAGCTTTATGCAGTGGCAAAAGAAGCCTACCTGCACGGTGTTCACTATCTCGGGCCGGTCATGGTCTATTGCCCGTGGTGTGGGAAGGAACTGAAATAATGGACACCGACGATCATCTCGATGAAGCCCGATGCTGTGGGAACTGCCATTTCTGGGCCTGCTTTAATCAAAGCGTAATCGGCCAGTGCAATAAGTTCCCGCCAACGGCTGCTTTTACCGCCTTTATGGACTCAGAGGGCAGGCGTTGTATGCACCCGGAGAAGGCTAAGTTCCCAACTACGGTCGAACTGGATTGGTGTGGTGAGTGGCGTAAAAAACATTCTAAGAGGGGGGAAAAGAAATGAAACTATTCTACGGTAAGTTCCCTCCTGTGGTTGTGGGAACCATCGAGTATCTTCACACCGTTGAGTTCTGCTGCTATCAAGCCACATGCGCCACAGTGTACGCTTTTAAGCTCCGGCCAGCCGCGATATACGGGAAGCCCTCGTTTTTCATGGGGGAAGCGATACAGAATTGCCCTTATTGTGGGGCTGAATTGACTCAGATATTAACATCGGAGGGGGAAAAGAAATGAAGTTCAAAAAACTGGGAGCACTGCTTGTTCTTATTCCGTTTATGTTCGTGGCTTGTTCGACTGTCACTACAGTCGTAACTCCTGCCGTCGCGCAGGCCGCAGGATACAGCCTTGGATATTACGGCTGGGCCTTTACGACTATGGCGCCCGTAAGCCAGCTTGCCATCAATGCGGCTTGCTCTCTTACTCCGAAAGCTGCTGTTGACCCGCAGGGCACTCTAGACAACTTACTAAACCTTTTCCAGCAGGACTGGACAGCGGCTTACAACGTCATGACCAACGGCACCTATAGCGTACTGATAAAGGGTGCCGCCCAAGTGGCCATAAACGAGATTAACGATGTGGTCGGCCAAATCAATGCGCTCGGCAGCAATTCTTCTTTGGTTTCACAGTACGCCGTTGCGATAGTGACCGGCATTTGTCAGGGTGTTGCGGCTGCACAGGGAAAGTCCGCGTCGATGCTGAAGGCCGAGTTACAGACCAATCTGACTTTCACGCAGAAGGTAGAAGCCTGGTACTGCTCGCACATCTACCCGCTCTTTAGTTGGCTATAAAGAAATGACCCACTGTCCATGCTACATCTGCAACTCGTTCTACGTGATCAACCATTACACATCATGTCGGGATGGTTGCGATATGTACAAGGATTGGATCAAGGAAAGACTTATGGGGGGACAACATGAACTGGCTGAAATCAGCGGCTCTTGAAAGCTGGCGAACAACGATTCTCGGTTTCGTTATGGCCGTAGGAATTGTGCTCCAACCCGTGCTCGCGGCTGGCCAGGTGCCGACTAAATCTCAGGTGCTCGCTGCCGTTTGCGTGGCGCTCGCGGGCCTTATAGCTGGGGACCATAAGACAGGGAATCAGAACCAGCCTCCGGCAGCGAGTTAATGGAAGGGATGGTTGAGATGCCAGCACTATCTAAGAAACAAAGGGAATTGATGGCAATCGCTGAACACAAGCCTGGGAAAGTCAAAAAAAAGAATCGTGGCGTACTCAAGATGAAAAAATCTCAATTGCACGACTTTGCCGCCACGAAAGAAAAGGGATTGCCCAAAAAGAAAAAGAAATCCTAACCCTGGGGGCTTTGTGAGTTGTCGAGATTTAAACGCGGGCAACATCTCATCGTTGATGGCTACGAATGCACCGGAGAACTCATGTCCGATGCAGTCGGCATTGTGCGCTGGCTCGATCTCCTGCCGGGGAAAGTCGGAATGCGCGTGCTCATGCCTGCAAAGATCAAACGAGACGAACCGCCCAAATGCCCCGAAATCAATGCGGGGATATCCGGATTCGTCATGCTTGCGGAAAGCCACGCCTCCGTTCACACATGGCCTGCAAGGAGAGAATTGCAGTTTGACCTTTACTCGTGCCGACCTTTTGATGTTGAACTCGTTACCGAGGATTTGGTTCGAGCTTTTGGAATCGGAAGTTTTGATGTGACAGTCGTTGAACGGAGAAAAAGACTGTAAATGAGCACACCTTTTTATGTATACGGCGGGAACGCCCCGCCGGCGTCGTTTACCGCCAACAACGGAACCGGGAACAATAATCTCCTTATTTTGACGGCCATAGCCCTTCCCGCCTGCGCGATAAGCGCAATCGGCCTCATGATGCTTAACAACAGCGCCTCCACGATGCACGTTAAACTGGCCCTGTATAACAGCTCTAAAAACCTGGTGGCCGGTTCGACCGGGACGATAACCCTTTCCTCAAATATTTCCACAATGACCTGGGAAGAAGCTGCAATCAGCGTCAGCGTGGCGGCCGGCGCCTACTACATAGGATGTAACTGCGACAATACGAACATCTCCATGGCGGGATCATCTGTCGCGACTAATCCTGTAAACGGCTGGTATACGTCGGAAACCTACTCGTCCTTTCCTCCATCCACGCTGCCTTCGGTTTCTGACGGCGGCGCTATGGCCTTTGGAGTAAAGATCGCGGTTCCCAATGACTACTCGACTTCATTTCCCCTGACCGAGAACCCTGTCTCCGAGTCCGGGAACTGGACAAACGCTGTCGCGGGCAGCACAAATCTAGCGACTTCCGGGGGATTTTGCTACGGCATAAATAACCCGCCTTCCAACACAAATGATGCAGTCGCAACCCTTGCAAACGGGTTATGGTCGGTCCCCCAGTTCGTTCAGGCGCAGGTAAGCATTCCGGGCGCGACCTACGGCACAGATTGGCCCGAAGTTGAACTACATCTCATAATGACCAATACTTCCACGAATATTTACGGCTATGAGATTGCTTTCAGCGTCGGCCAGGGGGCAAGCAGCTACATGACGATTGTCCGGTGGAACGGCCTGACGGCAAGTCCCGGCTTCAATGTTCTCCTGGACCTTACCAACAACGCCGAGTATGGCGTCGTAGACGGGGACGTGATAACCGCCTGGATCGACAGCACAAACACCATATACGCCGCCAAAAACGGCGTACAGATCGGAAGCGTGCAGGATACGGGCACGGGCGGATATGGGCCTTTTACATCGGGAAAGCCGGGTCTTGGGTTTAATTATGCCCCGACAAGCGGCAGTGGAACAGGGGCGCATAACGCTTACGGGGTTTCATCTTATTTGGCCGTTTCAGCGGCGTCCATCTATTCCCGGAGGGGCTTTGGCCCAAAGATTTCCGACAGACAGATGATAGGATGGTGATATGGCTTACCAGATTTTAAAGTCTTCAACCGAATGTCCGCTTCTATTTTTTATGGTGCAATCAGCAGATCATCTTACAGGCCTCACCGGGGCGTCTCCAACGGTTACGATCAGTAAGAACGGGGGCGCGTTCGCATCTCCCTCCGGGGCGGTCTCGGAGATTGCAAACGGCTGGTACAAGGTGGCGGCAAACGCGACCGACACCGGGACAGCCGGGCCCATCGCCCTTCATGCGACCGCGACCTCCGGCGACCCGTTCGACGGCATAGTCGCCGAGGTAGTCGCCTATGATCCGCAGGACGGGGTAAGGGGCGGCATGACCGCTCTTCCAAACGCGGCGGCCGGGGCATCAGGCGGACTGCCTTTGTCGGTTGATACGAGCGGCCGGGTCGATGTCCTCAAAATCAACGGCACCAGCCAGACCGCGCGGGACTTGGGGGCAAGCGTCTTGATCTCATCCGGTACTGGCACGGGGCAACTTTCCGTTACTTCCGGCGTGATAGATTCAAATGTTAAATCCATTAATTCCATTGCCGCCACATCAGTCACAACCGTAAGCGCCTATCAGGGCACTACTCAACCTGTCAACTTCACAGGAACGGGTGCTTCCGCACTGGCAAAAAGCGACGTTACGGATTGGAACGGGACGGCTGTTTCTTCTCCGGCAACCGCTGGGATTCCCGAAGTCAATGTCAAGAACATGAACAACGTGGCGGCAACCTCCATCACGACAGTTGGCGCCTATCAGGGAACCACTCAACCGATTAACTTCACCGGCACCGCAGGATCGGCCCTCGCCAAAGTCGATGTGACAGACATTGCCACGGCCGCAGTAGCAACTGGATCGGCTCAACTCGGTGTTAATGTGGTCAACATGGCAGGCTCCGCGCTTTCCACCACGGCAGCGCAAATCGGCGTAAATCTTATAAACATAGCGGGATCGGCGGTAAGCACTTCAACCGCTCAACTCGGCGTAAATGCCGTCTCCGTAGCGGCAGGGGCCATAAATAACGCCGCTTTCAATGCAGACGTGGCCACAGCAGGAAACACCATCCCGCTTGCTGCTTATGCCGCGCTTAATACGGCATTCACTGATGCGACGAGCCTCAACGCTAATAGCCTGCTTGACCGCCTGAGAACTTACGGCTGGATACTTAGAAACAAGATCGCCGTAACCGACGCGAACGGAAACACGGTGATTTATAAGGATGACTCGACCACCGCAGGTTTCACGGTGGCCGGGATGCTGACAGACGATTCCACCACGACAACCAGACTGAGGGCAGCATGAACCTAACTGAACTTTTAGCACCTTACAGTGAGCCGCAACCTGACGGCACGCCTCTCAGGACCGTCGAGGGGCAAGTGAAATGGTTGCTCTCAAAATCTATCCCGCGCTCCCACATCGATCAGGCCGTTCTTTCGGTCTACGACGAAATCGAGCGCGGAAAGACTTTTGCGAGCGGTGCAGACCTCGACCATTATCTGCTCGAAGTAGCGACGCACTTGCACAAGGTTGAGCTTACCGATTCAGTGGTAAAGCTCGAAGCCTTTTTTAACCAGCTTATGAAGACTCACAGGGATGCAGCGGCTTCCGAAATAATCGCAAAGATGCAGCGCCCTCTTAACTGGCTGCAACGGTTTGGAAGGTGGTTATTCAGGCTGTAAATGGGTCAGACAGTAATAAGTTCCATTGGAGTATCTTTTGACCTTTTCGGGAGCCTTATATTGCTTGCAATAATTGCATTTCAACCAGTCTGCATTCCCGCAAGCGTAATACGCATGGGCGCGCTGATGGATAAGCATGTGATAGGCATGATCTTCACATATTACCAAATCAGTAGGGCTATGATGATGTACTTCGGTTCCGTTGGGCAACGGTTTATCAAGGACTCTTTCTGCTATCAGAATGTGTTCTCGAACATAGCCATTGGTATTCGCTCTTGGATGATTCGGCATCCATACTCTGACACGATTGGGACGATCAGATTCTACATGCTTGCCTCCTTTCCAGTTTCGATGAGGCGATTGCGGATTGTGGCCACTGATAAATCTTACGGGTTCTCCTTTGATGTTTCCTCTCTCGGAACGAGTACATTTCGCCAATGCAGTCTTTTGCCCACACCCACATTGACAGCAACCGTAAGGGATTGTATTCTCGGACTCAGCCATGACTACTTACTCCCGCTAGTAAGAGGATTGGTTAGAGCCGTTGAGGTGTGCAACCACTTCACCGGCTCGTTCTTTTATACAACAGGCATGAACATTTTGCAAATAAGAAATGAGGGGAACTGTGGCTGTTAATTATATGGCAATGCTCTCTTGGGGCATGTACGGCGGTGCTACGGCTTCGCAGCGAGCAAACCTTTTTGCCAGTTGGGGACTGATGCAGTCTTTGATTTCCGCCGTTGTCACGATCTTTTTCAGGCGCACTTTCGGGCCGCGAACGGGAAGCCGGTCACTGGTGGGACTATGGCAGTAAATACAAAGGCATTTGTGGGATTCGGATTTTACGGGGCGGCAAACGCTGACCAGACGGCTAATCTTTATAGCTCCTGGGGGCTTATGACTTCCTTGCCGTCGTATCTCATACCGCCGTTTTTGCTAAGAAAAAGGAAACAGAATTGGTTAGATGCTTGTTCATTCTTTTATAAATAAGGGGAACGAAAATGGCCAATAACTTTAGCGCTCGTACATGGATAATTGATACTGCGGGAACGACTAGCAAATATACCGGGCCTGTGTATATCGGACGAATTTCATGGCACCCTACTGCTGCTGGCCAAAGTTTAGTTGTGGAAGACGGGCGTGGCAATATCCAGTGGCAAGTGACCTCGGTTGCGGCAGGCAACGATGCCTCTTCGGGAATTGAGGATTGGCCGAATCCCGAACACAAAATGCCCTGGGACGGGTTTTATGTTCCAACCATGACAGCAGGCATTCTTTACGTTACGGTGCTTTAATGGCTGAAGTAAGCGAAGTCGAAAAACTAAACGATTTTGCATCCTTTTTGAGCTACAAACCCACATGGCTCTTTAAGCAGTTCTATGGACTGCCGCCGTATTACAACCAGATTGCTCTTTTTACCGGGAACCAGGTCGGGAAGACCGGCCTTCTGTGCCATGAAAAGGTAATGAGAGCGATTGGCGCTCATCCTGTACCTGAAAAAAACTTTCTCTACTTTGAGTGCGAGAACGGGCACACCTACGGACGGCCTGCCCCTTGGCCTGGACTTCATTTCTTCTTCCTTAAAAACGGCGAATGCTTCAGAATGTCTGAAGACAAGAAAACATCGCCTCAAAAAGTCATGTTCCCGCAGAATTTGACCTGCTCCTGCGGTGCAAAGCTCAAGATTCACGAGCGAAAAACCACTATCTACCGGCTTTGCAGTGAAAATCTGCCGATGGAAAAGGAAGGAAGCGGGGTCGAATCCGCAGAAATAAAAAATCGGACCTATCCCGAGCTAAAAAAATGGCTTCCCCCGTTTCTTATCAAAAAAGACATATCTCAGCGCAATTCAAGCCTTAAAATTGCCGATCTAAACGGTGGCTCAGTCTTTGGAACGGGTGAAGACGCTATCCAGTACCCGGGCCACGACATTATTTTCGAGTTCGTAAGCTATTCTCAGGTCATGCAGAGCACGGCAGGCACTCAGCGTCTTTGCGTTATGTGCGATGAGGAGCCTCCTTTTCCCTTTTACGAAGAGCAGATGCCCCGGCTAATGGCTGAAAACGGGGATTTTCAACTCGGCCTCACTCCCGCCATTAGAAATTCGTGGACGTTTGACGAGGTGTTCGAACAGGCTGAAATTTACGTTCGCACTAAGGCGATTTGCGATTTTTACGGACGCTCCGGTGAAGAGGACAAAGCTAAAAGAGTTGAAAAGTTTTCGTCCAGGAGAAGCTACAAAGCTGTTTTCCAGGCGGCAACAGACGATAACCCGACTCTTAGCCCCGAAGCCATAGAGCGCACCCTTAACTATGCCGATGAAGACACGGTGGCAACGAGGCGTTATGGAATCCACAGACAAGCCACAGGTAGGATTCTCAAAGATTTTGATTGGAAAATTCATGCAATCGACAAAGAAAAATATTTTTCAGGGGGTCGAGTTCCGTTGTATTGGACTCACTTTAGAGGAATTGACTACCATCCTCGAACGCCCTGGGCATGCGGAGCCTGTACGCTGTCCCCCACTGACGAATTGTTCATCTGGTACGCAAAGGGGATACCGCCTGACAAGTTTACTACCTTTCAAATAATGGAGCAATTCGCGCACGCCTGCATGGACTATGAGTTCAGGTTGCACTTGGTTGATCCTTTATCTAAGGCTAACGAAAGGGATGGTGCGACTGATCTTGATGAAATAAACCGCGTGACTGGTGAACTCAAGCGGGATGGCATAGGAACGGGCGGCTACTGGCAGACCTGGGACACAAAGGGCGAATACGGGCGCGACCAGATCAAAGTCAGGCTCAAGAACTCCCGGAGAGTCGGGAAACCCTTCAATAATAAGACGATTGAGAATGGCCGGGAAGTAAACTTGCCTACTCTTTGGATATTCAGGGATGGAGCGTATGAGGCGGCTGAATCCTTTGCAAAGTGGTCCTGGGAGCAATGGATAGACCAGGCGGCAGTAACCACGAAAGACGACAAGAACACGCCTCAGCAGAAGTATAGTCATTTGCCGATGGTGTTTGAGTGTCTTCACAAGCACCCATATTTCCGGTTCAATAAGCAGATCGACTACCGGGAAAGGCGAATGGGGGAACAATATATGAAATCAGCGAGGGGATGATGGGCTATAGGATTTTTGATTTTCATTGCGATAACTGCGGCCTTACCGAAGAAGCCTTTGTGAACAATGATTCAAAAGAAGAGCCGCTTTGCCCGAGATGCAAGAGGGCTAAGATGCGAAGACTCATGCCCGCCCCGATGTGGAAGTGGACGGCAGGCGTCAGGGGGTTCTAATGCGGCAGAAAAACTTTGAAACGGGCGAAGATGAAGTCAGAGTTCTTTTTGAATTTTACCCGGCGGCTATTGCGGAAGTGGAAGCTGGCAAAATCAAAGAGGGTCATTTTACTGGATTTGCCCGTTTGCATGTTGGGAAAGGCAATATTAGGGTGATTGCTGATTATAACGGTGACATTACTCTTTTAGCCGATGAAAGTTGCAAGAGCCACATAATATTTTGTGATGATCGTTGTGAAGACAGTCTGGGTTTGGGATTTATTCCCAAAAATATAGAGGCCGATGATGCCTAGAAAATTTAAAGAAAAAATCGAAACCAGGCTTTGCCTAGATGTCCAGGGCGAGTATGACCAGTCTAAGGCCAACCGTCAGCAGGACTTTGACGACTTCGAAAACTATGTGGACCTTCTTGACCAGAAGCGCACGGAGAAGGAATACCAGTGGCTTTCAGACATTAAAATCCCAGAATACGTGAGTCAGGAACTCACTCAGGCTTCCCTCGACGCCGCAATGACCTTTGGGACAAGGGACTTTGCCGAAGTCTATTTGGAGGACGCAAGTGATGAAGCCAAGGCCTGTGCAGAAGCCGCTAAGACGCTCATTAACAAGACACTCAACAGGCGCGACCTGTTCTACTACCAGAAGCGAATCAGGGCCGGGTCATTGGCTCGGCTTTCCGGCCTTGTCCACGCCGAATGCCGATGGAATAAGCAACAGCGTGAAATCGTCGTTGCTCACGAACTTGTGGAATCCGATGTGGACATACACGGAGATCCGGTTACCGACAGGGAAAAGCAACTCCCGGCGCTGAAAACCCAACCTGTAACTCAAAAGACCGTAGATAAAGACCAGTTCGAAATCGATATTCTGGACAACCGGAACGTCTTCTATGACGACAGCTATACCTATTCGCTTCAGCATAAACCCTTTGTCATCATCCGGTGTGAGAAAAGCCTTGAACGATTGAAGAGGGAAAAGGACCAGGCCGGTTATTTTAATCTCGATATCCTGGAGGAAGTAAAGCCTCCAATGCAGACCGAAACCAACCAGGACACATACAATAAGTACAGAAACGATGCCCCGATGGAAAAGCCGGTCCTGCACATGTTCGATATTCTGAAAAGATACGGGCCGAGCTGGGTGATTGTAAAAAAAAGAAATCCAGAAACGGGCCTTCCGATTGAAGTCGAACCGGGTTTTGACGATGAAGGCAAGATGAAGGATAAGGCCGAGCTTGCCGAATTAATCCAGGAATACGCCCTTGCAGACGGCAAAATGACCCTTATCGCCTATCACCCTACGCCTTACATCGACTGTTTAAATCAACCCTATAGGCCCCTTCTGCGCGGGATTTGCTACCTCCACCCGACAGAAGACGGCGGATTTGGCGACGCGAAACACGCTCATGATTTGCAAATCGGGCTGGACGATACAATCAACATGAGTAACGACCGGACAAAGCTGGCCACCATTCCGCTCTTTAAGGTCAAGAAAATGGCCTACGAAGAAAACTCAGACCAGTTCTATGTCGAGCCGGGCCATAATATCCCCTTGACGGACATGGAAGACCTGCAAGAGTTTAAAATCCAGGACAATATTCAAGGGGCCATGCAGCAGGCTTCCTTTTTCACGGATAAGATGCAGCAGCTTACAGCGACCTACCCGACTACTATGGGCAGGCTCCCGGTCCAGGCTTCGACTACGGCGACAGCAGTTCAAGGTTCAGAACAGAAGACCGACAACCGGCAGCACTTTAAGGCGCTTACCTGGACAAATACCTGGGATGCCGACCTTTACTGGATGATTCAGCAGATGACCTGGAGATTTGCCGAACCTCAGACGGGTTTTGTCCTTATGCGCGAGAAGGTTTATAAGTTCAGACCCGACCTTGATTATTTCTACCTGCCCGTAACTCAGGCTATTGAGTCGGAGCAGAGCAAGCAAATGAAGCTAAGGAGCAACACGACCTTCATGCAAATGCTCCAGCCTTACATGCAGATGTTTGCCAACCAGCCCGGATTTATCATGTTTCTGAGCGATATTTTGCTCGATACCGCCGAACTAATGGGCAAAGACGTTGAACGGTACGCAGGAAAACTCTTAAACCCGGCTATCCCGCCTATTCAGCAAGGCGGACAGGGACAAGGCGGCGGTGGAGCGCAGGCAGTACCGCAGGGAGGCGGTGCGCCAAGCAACCAAATGGGCATACCGCAGGGGGCAATGCAGTCTGAGACAAGACAGGCGGCTGGAGGGGGATATTACTAATGGATGAGTTCAACCTAAAAGAATTCGTTTTAAAGTTCGGGAAGAAAAAAGCTGCAACCATGCTTTCAGAACTCGGCCGGGGGCAGGGGTTTGTTGAGGCTGTAAGCACTCCTGTCGGTAAAGAACTCCTGTCCGATTGGGTGCAGGACTGGCGGACTCTTTTTGGAAGGATTGTAAACCGAGTGGCAACGGATGAGGAAAAGCTCACATTCGCAATAATCGACCACAAGTTGACCGAGGCGGCTAAAAAGATTGCAATGCACTATCAGTTAAAAATGGGTATTGAAAATGCAATGCAGCAATGAAAATCTTAAAGAAGCTGTGATTCGCCTTATTGACGAATGGACGGATAAAAAATACTATGGTTCGATCCAGTTGAATTTTAATGCAGGCAGTGTGCCGAACATAAACGTGAACAGAAGCATTCGTATGCCGGAAGCCAACCAAAATAAAGGAGGCTGAAGTGGATGAGAAATTAAAAGAGATAATTGACAAAGCACCGCTGGGTACAAATGCTATCGGTGCAATATTTCTGTGGGATAAACACTATCACAACAGAATGGGTTCGGCACAAGATCTTTGTGAAGATTGTGCTAACCACAGTTATAGACTTTTTAAAATTAAGGGAGTTGGGAGGAAGGCTTACAACGAAATAAACAAGATGCTGTCCGATGCTGGATATAAACCACACATCACCACTTGGGGAGAGTTTAAAAAACGGATAGAGGAGTCAGGGGTAAGTGATTCTGATGTTTTAACAACTGTGGGTGGTTATAGGGCAGACAGAATCGATGTTAGAATATCAAGCGATGGAGTTTCTTTAAGGTTTGCAAAACCGACTGAATAGAGAGATGGATTGTTGAGCGGCAGATCACCGAAGCTGATTTGAACCAGATAAAAGAAGAAAGAGCATAAAAATTCATTCATAGCCCTCTAACTAAATAGTTTCAGGGACAATCTGAACAACAGAAGCCCTCTTACCTGGGAAACCGGGTCTGAGGGCTTTTTTTATTCACTCTCAACATAAAGGATTAAACATGGCAGGCGAAAACGTGTCGGCTGAAGCTGGTGGTGGAGAGATCAACGTAACGGTTGAAGACCTTCATCGTGCGGCGGAGGAGACCAAACAGGCAGAAACCCAAGAAACCCTCGTGGAGAAACCGGCCGGAGAACTCGATGCTGAAAAGCCGAAGGAAACCGAGCAGGAACCCGCAGAGGAACCTACGGATAACGCGACACGCACCAAGCTGGGAATGAAAGTCGCTGCACAGGAAAAGCAACTCGAAGAAATGAGGGGCTTGCTCCAGCAGTCAAATGCTCAATTAAAGCAGGTGACAGACATCATTACCCACTTTGCCCAGGCCGCGCAGCAACAGCAACAAAGTCAAGTCCAGACCGATGAGCCGGAATACATTCCGACCGAAACCAAGGAGTTTCTGTCCTTCCTCGAAAAGCGCGAACAGCAGAGGCAGACACAGGCGCAAAGTCAAGCTATGGCCTTTGCCCACGAATATGTGAACGTGATCGAGGAAATAGGGAAAGGCGAATCCGACCCGGCGATGGTTGCCGAGATTAAAAAACTCACAACCGAAGGCGGACAGCCTTTCAACAAGAAGTATTCCAACAGTGCTTCGGCAGACGCCACGACCAATTTTTTCCGAGCCAAGGCTTACATCCTCGAACAGCGCATCTCAAAAGGCAAGACCCCTGAAAATCCTCTAAAGGGCGGGACTCCCGAGAATCCCTTGGGCGCACCGTCTTCATCTACCGCCAAAAAGCCCGACAAGAGTGTTGAACTCGATGCTTTTGCGAAACGGGCGGCGGCGGCATGGGGGTATTCGGGCAAGGCCCTTGAAGATGTCATGAAGGGATAAGAGTTGCGAGAGTTTACACGCAGACATCCAAGCAGAACGATAGTCCGGCATGACGCAAGGACTAGGCCTCTAAAACCCGCAAGGTGGGAAGAAGAAGGCCGGTACTTCCGATGCTGGAACTGCAACTTCATCTGCGACTCGGAAAGAGACCAACTTGGCGGACCCGAAGATCGGGCTGGAACTGACAGCGAATTTGCACAGTTTACCCTTCCTGACCACAACTGGATCGACTACGGCCAGGCTGCCGTTCCCAAAATTCTAAGGGGCCAGTCTCATACCGTATTGGTCCGGGTGGACGGAGAAGGGAACCCTCTACCGATTCTTTTGAATTATTCGCCCATAGTTGACCGGGGCTGTCCATTTTGCGGTTCGGTCAATTACCGAGGCGACTACCGCTAAGGAGAAACATTTATGCAGATTTTAAACCAAGGCGAACCAGCGCAGAGATGCTGGGTCCCTGTTTGCACAAGTTCCGGCATCACCATCTATGAAGGCTCACTTGTCACAATGAGTACGGATGGTGTTATCCCGTATACTTACGGGTCCGGCGCTTGGAACACCACCGGCAAGACCACATGGCCTGCGACCGCTATACCGTGGGGCCTTGTGATCGGGACCAGCAACCGATACGAACAATATTCCTCCACTTACAACGCCCAGTACATCACCTCAGTTATCACTTCAAACGCCAATTTCACTCGTGAGATGGTGGGTATTGAAGGCGGCTGGGGGATGGACCAGCAGGCTTATGTCTATGTGGAGCGGATTTTCCCGTGGACGGTGTTACGGTCGAATATTTACTTCACGACAGTAGGGACCGCCCCAACCGTAGCAACAGTTTCCTCTCTTACGACAAACGGTTCAACGGGCATGGGGTATACCACTGCGGCCACCATCGGCTTTACCAGCATAGCCGATCTTACAACCGCCTACTGCCGTTCGGGACTTAACCGGGGCATCTACCGCGTAACGGAAGCGGGAAGCACGACCGCCCTAACCTTTACATCGCCTTTTCCGTATGCAGTAACGATTGGCGATACGTTTGTCCATGCGAACATCAAGTCCTTCGGAACCTGCTGCCTTGTGCCGGATGCTCAGGGAATGTGGGTTGACGGCGCCACGGCAGGGACATCGGGCACCACAGGAGTAGCGGCAGATATAGTGCGCCTCAATCTTGAGGAAGCCGGAAGAGAATATGTCGATTTCCGGTTTAACCTCTACAACTTCCTGCCCTTGCTGGTTTAAGGCGCGGAAAGGAGCTAAGTCATGGCCAGTATTATTGAATCAGCATCCTTCCGCAAGCTCGTGGAAGGGCATATCAAAAACGTGAAGCAGCAGACATATAAGGACATCCCCAGCTATAAAGACCGTCTTTTCAAGGTGATGTCTTCGGACTCTGCGTATGAGGACTTCTTTTCAATCGGGACCGTTCCCGACATTCCGGCTTTTACCGGGCGTATCAATTACCTGCCCGTCTTCTCCGGCTACTACACGAAGATCGAGCCGAAAGAGTTTTCGGGGGGCCTTCTCTTTCAGCGAAAACTTCTGGACGACGAGCAGTACGGCGTTCTTTCAAACCGGGCAGCATGGCTCATGAGAGCGGCAAGAAGGACCGAGATAAAGGCGGAAATGCACAGCCTTGTCTACGCCTTCTCTGCGGCTTTCGAGTACATGACCTCGGAAGAGGGCGTGGCGCTTTGCTCGACCGGGCATCTTACCAAGTCGGGCGCATCGACTTCCGTTGGTTTTAACAACCTCAGCACTGCGGCCCTTTCAAAAACAGCGGTTGCAGCGGCCAGGCTCAAGATGAGGCTTTTCCGCGATGACCTCGGAGAGCGAATCGACGTTGGAGACGATTTAATGCTGATCGTTCCCGACAATCTTCACGAGACCGCCTATGAGATCGTTAAGACCCCGAAAAGCCTGGATACGGCGGAAGGAAACGTGAACTTCCAATACCAAAGATATGATCTTCTCGTTCTGCCCCGGTTGGACGACTATTCGACCTCCAACTGGTATCTCACCTGGAAATCGCAGATGAAGGAAGATCATCTCTGGGTGGACCGGATTAAACCCGAACCGAAAAACACCTGGGATTTTGAGACCTACACCTTGAAGCTGGCGATGTATTTCAGGTTCGCCTACGGGTTCAAGGACTGGCGCTTTATACTAGGGAGTCAAGTATCGTAATGGATTTTAAAATGGACAATCTCCATAATATAGTGTAGGTTACTGCCATTAACCCAACATTTTAAAATGGAGGTTGTCCTATGAGAAAAAACATTGCGCCTAGGTATTGTGAAGAGTGCAGGAAAAAGTTTTATCCGACTGGCAACAATCAAAAGTTTTGTCGGAAGAAATGCCAAGAAGTTCATGAAGCAAAGCACATAAACAAGGATAGGAAGCATGAAGCCAACCTCAAACATAAAGAGAAAAGCCGACATGGGAACGGAAAAGAACGGTTGGTTGCGCAATATGGCCTTGTTTGCAGCAAGTGTGGCAAAACCGGCGACTCTTTTGAAATTACAGGGCATCACACCACTGGCGACAAGAACGAGCATGAATATCAAGAATTGTTGTGTCGATCTTGCCACGCCAAAGCGCACGATCTCGGACAGTACAAAATCAAAATCGTGGACAAAGAGTCTATCCAAAAGGCTCTTGCTGATAGCAAGGGCCTTGATGAGGCTGCCGCAAAACTCGGCATTAGTCGTTCATTTCTCAGGAAACAACGGATTCACTATGGGCTTTATGACCAACCGTGCAAAAAATGCGGCAGGATTTATCCGAAATCTGAAGAGTGCCGGAAATACTGCCCTGAATGCACGGCTGGCATGAAAAAGGGACATTACAACAAATTTTACTTAACCTCATAACCCTGCTGGGGGGCTTCGGCCCCTCAGTGAGCCATCACTGGCAGGAAAGGATTCAAAATGGGCGGTGCAATAGCCTATACGAACAATCAAGGGCAAGTGAAATTGGTAAACGTGCGCGGTTCCAGGGTCATGCCGATTTTGGCGGAACTGCCATTTATACCCGGCAATATCTGGCATGTTAAACCCTACAGCGGTTCGGATTCAAATACCGGCCAAAGACCGGACCAGGCACTCAAAACCCTTCCTTATGCTCAAACCGCAGCCGTAGCGAATCAGAACGATGTGGTTCTGATGTATGCTGAGAGCAATACAGCAGGCTCCACAACGGACTATCAATCGACAACTCTCAACTGGGCGAAGGACGGGGTCCATCTTATCGGCGTAAACGATGGCAACCCTTTCAGCCAACGGTCCAGAATAGGATGGGCTTCTACAGCCACGACCGCGCTTACAAGCCAGGTTCCGCTTTTTTCTCTGAGCGCAAACGACTGTCTGATTAAAAATGTCAGTTTCGTAGTTGGAAACGGCCAGACATATCTTTCCGGCGGCGTTTATGTTTCGGGGGATCGCAATGTTCTCCGCAACGTAGGTATTGCATGGCCTGTCAACACAGGCAACGATGCCGTGGGAGCCTACGCTGCGTATTTCAGCGCTGCCGCCGATACGCTGGTTGAAGACTGCGTGATGGGTTCCTACACCATTGATTCGGGCAGTGCGGCCAACAGCACCGTGCTGATCGGAGCCGGAACCGGAATCATCACTTTCAGACGTGACAAGTTCATCCAGCGGCTTTCTTCCTCGACCAACACTCCATTCATCAAAACAGTAGACGCCAACTCCATCGGATTTGGCTGCGTCTGGTTTGAAGGTTGCGGTTTCATTTCAACTTCGGTTAATGCGGCCCATGCCCAAACCAGCGCCATGTCGATTACCGCCGCTCAGGCTAGCGGGAGAGTAATTGTAGATCCGAATTGTTACACGAACGCCGGAAGTTGGGACAACGCCCACACAAGCATGGTGCTTATAGGCGGTGTGCTGACTCCGACCAGTTCCGCCGGGTTCGGCACATTGTATGCGACAGCCGCTTAACTTTTACAGGGAGGGCTTCGGTCCTCCCCAACCTCCAAATAAGGATTTTTTATGGCTCAAGACGCAAGATCAGCGGGAATAGAAGATATCCAGTTTTTCACCGATGTGGACAAGAAATTCGAGAAAAAGCAAGAGATTCTAACATCGACTTACCCTGCATGGTATTTCGACCAGCAGCTTGCCGCTCAAAAAGAGGAATTGAAGCAACGGAAGCGACGGCCGGCCGATGACGAAATAGTGCCGAGCGGCCCTGAGTATGCAGCGGAAACAAGGCTGCTTGAGGCCAAAGTCAAGGAAGTTGAAGCCTCTCGGCCCAAGCTGAACGGACCTCAAAAGAACTTCCTGACTCGGGAAGTCGCAAACCTCGAAGCGGGGATCAAGGAAACTCTTTTCACCTACGATGACATGCAAACAGGTGAAGCAAGCGCCCACGAAGAACTAAAACGCCAGATGAACCCGTGCGTAAAAATCGACAAGCGCCTTGCTTCAATGCTCAACCTCAAGAGCTACAAAGGCGGCATGGTTTCAAGGGATGATGCCACAATCGCAACGCAAATCTGCAATAAGCTCCTAGGCGAAAATACCAACTGCGAAAAGCTCCGGCCCAAAAGCATGACATGCCGGACAAGAAAAGTCGCTCCCTTTACCGGGGATGAAGATTCTCCCTCTTTTGGCGAGATGATGGAGTTACAGGATGGACGGGAACCAGCTACTCCGGCAGTTGCGTGATATTCTAAACGAGTCCTCATCTAGCGGCTGGATGGATGGTTTCACCAGCTATATGTACTTGTGGCAGGGGGCTGTCGAGTTCGTTTCCCGTACCGAGTGCTTTAAAAACACTCAGGCAATAACGACTCAGACTGGAATACCGAGTTACACGCTCAATGCCGACTATCTTGAGCTTTTCGCAAAGACACACGACAACCGCTACTTCGTGACCCTAAACGACGGGGTAAGCGACAACCATTATCTTTTCTATAAAGATTACTCGGAAATTCTGTATCGGAACCAGCAAAACTCCGTCCAATATCCTTATAACTTCACAATTATTGACGATCCAGACCCTCCCGCGCCGGTCAGCGGAACGGCTTCGGGAACAAGCGTCGCCTCGGGGGGGCAGTCGGTTCTTACCGATTCAACCGCTGATTTTTCTTCGTTCGACGCTGGGGATTCGGTGCATGACATTACTGACGGCTCACTGGGAATCATTCTTTCCAAAACATCCAGCACCCAGCTTGTGACAGCCCTTTTCTCCGGGACGGTAAACCAATGGAGCGCAGGGGACGCTTACGAGATCGTTCCGCAGGGCCGAAGCATGATCGTTATTGACCCGCCCCCCTCGACGCCGGGATATACGATCAGCCTGCCCTATGTTCAAAGACCCGCGCCTGTTTTCTCGGACTATGGAGTCTATCGCTTCCAACGTGAGTACTGCCTTGCGGTCATAATGTATGCGGCCTGGCTTTACAAATACCGGGATTCCAAGCCGAACGAGGGGGATAAATATTACATCCATTTCGATAATCAGGTGAAGCGGTACTCATACGGAATTTCTGCCCGGTACAGAACGAACAACCGGATGAAAGTAAATATGAAGGCGGGGAGAAGATGAGAAATGAGAGTCGTTGCATGGTTTTTGTGGATTATTCTTTTATTTGGTTTTGCCGGTTCGGTGAAAGGTGAAGAGATGAGGCCGACTTATTCACCGCAAAGAAGAGCAATCAGGCTCCCGCAACTATCCTCCAATGTGCCTTCCAGGAGAAAGATAGTAGCTCCTTACGCCACGGCGGGGATAACAGCGCCTACGGTTACAGGCAATCCCGCGCAGGTGGTTGACGATCAGGGGGCGCTGGCGACTCAGAGCACACAAGGGCTTGGGTTTTCAAATTTGTCACTTCAAACTCCTTTGGGGGATAATGCTCCGACAACAATCAGTATTTCGTTTGGCGCAGGGATGGTTCTGCAAAACCCCAACGATGGGACGACTATCACGCTTTCTGCTCCCATATCGGGCCAAACGCTCAACAGTGCAATTAACGGAGTTGGAGGATTGGATATCGGTTCTCCTGCGGGCACAGGTCCGCAGGGATCGAGCATATACTACATTTTTGAAATTTATGATCCTGTCATGCAGACGGCTTCATGCCTGATGTCTCTGTCTGCGACCTCTCCTGAATTGCCATTGGGTTATACATATTATAGATGGATAGGCGCAACTCCTTGGATAAATGCTTACTTCGTCCCATTTATCCAAAATAATTACGATCTTTATTTTATGGAAGCGTTGAGTCTATTTGATTCTCTTACGGGGACATGGCCACAAACATTGGACTTTACGGGGCAGTTCCCCCCCAATCCTTATATTACCCATGTCATTATGAATATTATGCTACTCGGCCATGGCAATAACGTAAATGTGGGTTTAGAAGTTGGTAATACTAATACCTTGGGAATATTCACTTCTTTTATGTTTATAAATGCTGCCACTGCACTGGCAGGGCTCGCGGGGCCGCAGTTCACAATGCCTATTCTAAGTGCTGCGACAGTTTACTACGGGAAAATAGGAACAGGCACGGGGACTGTAGGCCTGAATGTCCAAGGCTACCGCCTCAACCTCTAAAGGAACATCATGGCGCAACAGAGTGGCGACCAGCTAATCAAAAAAGACATCCCCCTTAACGGGAAACTTGTCACTTCAGATGATGGTGTGATGGTGGGGACCAACTTCACCACGCTCCAGAACATGCGCTATACCGATACGCACCCCCAGGGAATCCGGGGGATGACGAAGATAAACCCTGATGTTCTTGCTAATCCTCACATAAGATCGGCATACCATTTCGTGAAAACGCAGCCGGTAGAATCCCACCTGCTGACCCAGGCTTATGACGCAAGCGACGCCAACTCCAAGGTTTACACGAACGACACAGCGATACCAAACGCTGGGGATTTCAATGCAAACGCCCTTCATACGGACGCAGCAGGAGTGGGAAGGGGATTTTTTGCATCCGGTCCAGACGGAGCATGTGTCTACTGCAACAGCGCCGAATCTCTCATTTGGGGCGGGGATGAGATGGTTGTGGGGGCCTTTGTAAACTATGACCCTGCGGGTTCTTTCAAATACGACTTTACAGACGTTCTTCAAAACACCATGTCCGATGCGGAAAATTCAGCCATTTTAGTTCCCGCCCCTGGGACCGGGATAGATACACACACCAAGCTCATTCTGCACCTTGATAGCGATGTTACCGATTCATCGTCAAGTCCAAACACCGTTACAAACGTCAATATGACCTTTGACGCATTAAACTTCGAGTTCGGCGGTGGCTCGGGTAAATTTGACGGAGCGACCGCATATCTTACAATACCCGGCAATTCAGGGTTTAATCTTTCGGGAGGCGTGTGGACAATCGATACATG